CAAATGATTGAATCTAAACAACAAGAACAAGAACACAAAATAGAAACTGGTACAACATTACCAAAAAAGAAATAAGGAGCATATGATGGAAGCTAGATATTGTAAACATTGCGGACGCAAACTCAAACCTAGTGACACTGAAAGATGCATGCCTTGTTTCTTAGACGCAGGTGGCAGAGTAGAAAGGAGATAAACATATGGCTAAAGTATACCAATCTGGTGGTAAAATATCCACCAAGAAGAAAAGTAGAGTAAACGAAGCGGGTAACTATACAAAACCCACTATGAGAAAAAGACTCTTTAACAGAATTAAAGCAGGCGGTAAAGGTGGAGCACCGGGACAATGGTCAGCTCGTAAAGCACAAATGCTTGCTAAAGCATACAAAAAAGCAGGTGGAGGATATCGTTAATGGCACTGAAGAAATCTCAAAAGTCCCTAAAGAAATGGGGAAAACAAGAATGGGGTTATATTACTAAGGCTGACAAAAAGAAGCCTAAATCAAAAAGAGGACGTTACCTACCTAAGAGTGTTAGAGCAAAAATGACACCAAGTCAAAAAGCAGCAGCAAACCGTAAGAAACGTAAAGCTGGTGGAGTTGGCAGTCGAGCAAAGTACTCTAAAAAGGTAAAAAAAGCAGTAAGGAGAGCGAAATAATGGGATACAAAGTAAAGAAAAAGAAACCTATGAAGAAAAAGAAAGCAACCAAGAAAAAAGGTAAATATGGCTACTGAGAAGGTTAAAGGAGTTAGTTTAGGTGGTCTTAATAAAAGACAACAAACCGCTATGAAAAGACATGGTCAACATCATACTGCTAAACACTTAAGAGCTATGGTTGTAGCTATGAAGAAAGGAGAGACATTCACGCAGTCTCATAAAACAGCGATGAAAAAGGCAGGTAGATAAGATGGCACCAAAGAAAAAGAAAGACGCTAAACTAACAAGAGCAGGAGTATCAGCTTATAACAAACCTAAGAGGACTCCAAACCATCCTAAAAAGTCACATGTAGTCGTGGCAAGAGAAGGTGGAAAAACTAAACTTATTAGATTCGGTCAACAAGGCGTAAAAACAGCAGGTAAACCTAAAAAAGGAGAATCTGCAAGACAGAAAGCCCGAAGAAAGAGTTTTAAAGCACGACATGGTAAGAATATAAAGAAAGGAAAAATGTCTGCTGCTTATTGGGCTAATAAAGTTAAGTGGTAAGCTTTATATACTAGCACTGCTTATGTATTATAGTGGCTCTCTAGCAGACCACAGAACCACAGAAATTAACGCATAATGCGTCTTCTGAGGGCCACGCAAATAAAAAAGGAGAAATGATTAATATGTGCTGTTGTGATAACTGCGATTGTAAGTGTGACTGTTCAGAGTAACGAAAGCTTTATATAGAGCTTTGTTCTTCATGTCTTAAAGGTGAATAACCTATGGCAAACGAAACAAATAACAACACAGCAGCAAATGAGACAGCAGATGAGGGAAACGTCACTGCTCTTATTGACACTGTAACAGAATCAGGTCTATTGGACACTATCATGGACGAACCATTATTGATGGCTTTATGCGCTGTAGTATTAGGTATGGGTGGATATATCGCTTATACTATACCAGCAGTAAAAGAGTTAGTCTTTAAATATATAAAGAATAACGAAGCAGAATTAATGGACTTACTTGATAAGAACATGACAAAAGCCCAACAAAAGGTTTTTGAGAAAATGGACGAAACTGCACAAAAGCACGTCAAAGATTCTTTAGTCAAAAATGTATTAATTACAGCTTGGGACGAAAAGGATGATGAGCTTGCAGCATTAGTTAAATCCAAAGTTAAGGCCGCTATCGACGAATCCAAGTAATGGACGTCGAAGGATACGAAGCGCGTTTACGAAAGAGGGTAGGAGAAGCTGAATATGAACGTCATAAAGAGCTTGTCCGCCTTCTGGCGCGAAATCTTGCTCTTGAAGACGTGCTTTGGGAAGAAATTTTACTATCTATTCGGGATGTACACGCTCGAACAGAGTTATTGCGACAGAGGAACAGTATTGTACGGGATATTCACACTGAGTTTCGTGCTCTTAATATTGAAGTACCTACTGTAACAGAAACTAAATCAGAAGATTTTGCATCACTTTTAGGAGAACTAGCTAATGAAGGCGATAGTGAACCAGACGAAAAAGTTTAATGCTGCAATATCAGGTGCTGGAGCACATGATTCAAGAGCATTAGAGACTATATTCGAAAAGTGTAGGCATGATGAGCGTAAAATGACGACTTTAGTTCGTGCATTTTGTGAAGCTTATCTTGTAGACAACCAGAATAGACCTTTAAAGTTACGACCTCTGCAAGAAAGGATAGTTGTAACAGCCCTCACTCACCCCGCTAATGGAAAACAGCGCAAGATGGCTATCTTGGCTCCACGAGGCTCTGGTAAATCGTACGCCCTCTCTGTTGCTGCTACTGTTTATATGTTC